ATCTAAAAAGCTTTTTGCAAATTTATATGTGCCAAAAGATATAAGTAATCCTTTAATGGAAAATAATGACTGAGACAACTTGTTTAATGGTGCTTGTATAGTTGAAGACGCTTTACTTATTGTTTTATTTATATTATCAAATGTTTTAACCCATTGCTTTTCTACTTTAGGCAATGTTTGACCAGTAGATCCTTCATATTTTTTAAGCAATTGCTCAGCATTTTTGACAGCTCTTTGTAATCTACTAACATCTGCACCTATAAATGCTATCAATGCACCTAACGCTTGCTCAGCCATTATTTTCCTCCTTTCCAGCCAAAGCATATAGAATGGCTTTCATTTCATCTATGCTTTGACTCTTGGGTGCTCTTTTTTCTGAAAATAGTTTAGATAGTGAAACGTCTTCTATTGCTATTGGTTGATCACCACGTTTTTTAACACCCATTACATCAGCCATCATTTTCCTCGTAAAGCTAAATTGCATATCATTTATCTGAAATCCCCATGGTTCCAGCTTATAAAAAGCTTGCCATTCTGCAAACTGCTCTGGTGTAAGCATATTAAGCAGGAAGTCAGGGTGTGGATAACCTAAAGCTAAGGCTAACCTAAAGGCAAACCGTCTTCCTGCTCCGTATGTAAGTTTTTTTCCAATCTTTCTTTTTCAGTTTCAGATATTTCATTCAATTCCGATGCCTTCTGAAATAGCTCATCAACGACTTCTCGGTCTAAAGCACCAAGCTTAATATATTCATCATCTTTGAAAAGTCTGTTGCCCTTTTCATCACACAGAGTATATACTAAGAATTTAAGCTTGACACCCTTTAGATTTTGACGTATTTTAGTATTACCATTCTCATCTTCAACCAATTCTATTATTTCATTGTTATAGTTATCAAAATCCAAAGCACTCATCTTTTTCATGTACACATAAGCATTTAAGGACTCACAAAACACCTTCTTAACAACTGGCTTAGGAAGTTTTAGAAAGTCCTCCTTACTAAATACTTTCTCACTCATACACATTCCTCCTTAACTATTAAGCAGCCTGTTCAAATGTTACAGAACCACTTATCTGTATTGTTACATCACAAGTAATTTTGTCATCAGGTGGTATAGTTAGTGGTATTTCAGTTACCAATCCTTGGAAAGTAAATGTAGAACCATGTGAACCACCAGAAGGTTTATCTGGTAATTCTATTTGTATATAATATGGACTATCACTATCAAAACTGTTTTTTAATGTATTATATCCAGCACTATCAAACATCAATGTAAATGTTAATGTTCCTGGATTTTTAAGTCCAGTAATGAAAGTGCGATATCCACCTGTGGTATCAAGTGCAGTAGTATCAATAGTATCTTTTGACATTCCAAGGCCAGTAATGTTTGTTATATTAGCAATAGGATTAACAGTATTCCAGTTAGTTGGTTGAGTGGCACTCATTTTTAATTTTGTTCCAACACCTGCTTTAATCGCCAATTTTTATCACTCCTTTTCCTTAATTTGCAACTGCTAAGTTAACTGTTCCAACTATTTGAACAGTTACATCACAGGTTATCTTGTCATCTGGCGGGATTGTTAACGGTATTTCAGTTACTAATCCATCAAAAGTAAGCTGTGTTCCATGTCCATCTGCTGTAACTTTATCTGGTAATGTAATTCTGAATATTTGTGGTAAGTCATTGTCATAAAAATCTTTAAGAGCATCATAACCATCTGCTGTAAACATCATTGTTAAGGTTAGTGTACCAGCATTCTTAAATCCAGTAATGAACGTTCGATACCCACCGATGGTATCCAAAGCTGTGGTATCTATGGTATCTTTAGTCATGCTTGGGCCTGTAATGTTCGTTATGTGGGCTAAAGATACATATTTCTCTAACGGTGTTTTGGTAATATTAAACATTGCCTTTGATCCATCACCTATTGCCGTTGCTGTTATTAGATTGTTAGCTGGAGCGTTATTGCTAATAGCTGTAATTACTTCAGTTATTGTTGATGTTGAATAAGTACTGTGTGCCAAAACATAAGTAACTGTGATGTCGTTAGAGTTAACAGTTACAGTTATGCTTGTTGCTGTATCACTTCCTGTTGCCTTAAATGTAATACTTTCATTACTGGCATTCTTTGCCTCTAATCTAATTCCATATAAACCATTTGGGTCAAGTATTTCAGCAAACGGTTTTTTAGTAGAATCATAATACTGAAACTTAGTACCAACTCCTGCTTTTATTGCCATATTTATTCCTCCCTCCTAATCATATTGAATGTAGCCACAAATCTTGCTCTGTTCTTTTCGTCCCAATCTAATAGTGCTGGTTCTTGCGAACAAGCTATTAGCAAATATTCTGTGTTGTTTATTTTCTCATTACCTATATTATGCAAAACCGACTTTATAGAATTTATTAAATTCCAACCATCTGCATATTTTATGTTTCTAACCCTTATTTGAACAGATGGATAAGCCACTCTATAATTCTTGTCATAATTTACATCTGGTGGTGCTCCAGGAGTATCGAATATAGTTACACAATTGTCTGGCTGATCTGGTTCTCGTCCTATGAATAAATTGGAGGCAAGTGTCAAAGATGTCAATTCTTGAGTTAGTTTAGTTGATACGTCATAGCTTGGCATATTCATTTAAATTTGGCCTCCTCCTGTATAACCTTAATTATCTTATCTGTATTACGTTTAATTGCAGCTTCCAAAAACTTAGCACCAGACCCTGGTCTTTTAAAGTTAGCACCAACCATTTCATGAACAAACCATGCATAATACGCTGAAAATCCTAATACTACTGCTGGCTTTTTTAATTTAGTTACTTCAGAACCATAAAATGCTAAAACAGCTTTGTGTCTTTCATAAAATTCTTTTGCAGGTATTTTAATACTTTTACCTTCACCACTTGTTCCATAATATTTATCAACAAATGTTGGGTTTTGACCAGCTTCCACTTTACCTTGACTTGTTATTGTAAATACACTATTTCTCAAGTTACCAGTATCAACTGGAATGACAGGTGGTGTCTTTTCCATATCCTCAAGTATTATCCTTGCTCCACGAACTAAGCCTTTAAGAGTAGGTTCCCCTTGAATTTCCTTAATTCTGTCGTTTAGGTTTTTAACCACTTCCTCAAGTCCAGTTACATATTTTTTAGCCATAGTTAAACCTCATAAATAAGCTACTATGACAAATTCATTGGTAGATCTAAATAGTGGAGACTTCTCTACTCTCTGAATCATATAAGCACCATTTACGGTTCGCGGATCAATATAACCTGTTGCATCTAAAGTAAGATTTTGCTTAGAACCAAGCCATAAATACCCACCAGTTTTAACATCAGCAGGAGTTAGCACTTGTGCCCTACACACAATTTGTTCACCATTATCCGACATAATTTCCTTGCTAACATCGTCCCACCTACACTTAATATCTACTGGATTGGCATAAGTGTATCCACCATAACCGTCTGGTGTAGGTGAACCCCAATAAACTGCAGTCTGTACACATACATAATTGATAAATTTGATTATAGGATTAGTCATTTGGTACAGCCCTCATTGCTGCCTTCCTCAGACCTAAGGAAGCCAGTCTGCCTGTATAGTCAAGCACTTTTACCTGTTGACCATATAAAGTAGCATCTAATCCAAATCCAGTTTCACCTTGAAAAGTTATGCTGGCTGGCCCTGCCTCTGCTGACTGTGGTTGTCTTTCTCTTGAGCAAGCTATAAAGTGTGCAGTAAGCCAGCGTTTAATTTCATCAGATAAAGATGTAGGTATGTCAGTTAATATGCTATCTACCAATGCAGAAGCACTACTAATGTATGAATTGATTGTGTTTTCATCTAATTCTGTTTCAATTATTTGTTTTACCTGAGTTGCTGTTATCATGCTGACCTACCCACCTTTTTTGCTATGGTAGAGTGGTGTTACCCACTCCACCATAGCTATTGAACCACATAACATTTACCTGTTAGGAACCAAGATTAACTCTTACTATCCCACACTTACCTTTGGTATCCAAAGCTGTGGCCTGATCTGCTCTAATCTGAGGTACCTGTATGGTCATTACTTTATACTTCGTTACCATATTACCCTCAGTAGACCACTCTACATTCTGTAGGCCCATGCCTCGTACTATCCTTACTACGTCAGAAGTCATCTGGACAAGCAATACCATGTCTGCAGGCATAAGATCAATAACCTTTATATTCCTTATACCAGAGATAGCCATTAGCCTGTCCCTAATCGTGATAACTTTTCCACCAGAAACCTTGTAATCCTCATCAAGGATAGTTTCATATGCAGAAGGAATGTATAGGTTCCAGGGCCCAAAGAATTTGTCGTTTAGACTGGCTTGCTTCATAGCAATTACTTGTTTGATTATTGCAGTTTCATTAGATACTTCATTCCATGGTTTAAGAACAGTAGTAGCTTCAGAAGAACCAATAATATCAGCTACTTCATCCTCAGTATTGGCATGAGGGAAGTTTATGTAAGAGTAAATCGTTCCACCACCATAGGAATACTTTTGATCACCAAACAACATAAGCTCCAGCTTTTCCTGTACTTTTCTGGCTGCACGCTCAGCCATGGTGGTATCCAATGGGTTACCCATGTTCCTACTGGCTGCAAGGACACGAGCATTTATCTCGTAGTCTGCATGCACTATAGGAATAGGCAGATAATGAGTCGTAAACTGTGGCCTGGCTCCCTGCGCCCTGGTAATACCATCCATAGTAATATCGGCCTCAAGGTCGGTATCACTAATATCATGGTATTCAAGCACAGTAGTGCCCATTGCATTGCCAAGGTTATACACCAGCCCAGCGTCTATAACATCCTGGAATCCACCAAGTCTGGACTCAGCTACCTTAAGGACAGCTTCATCTAACTGTTTCCATTCGTCCCTACGCAGAGTTCCAGCTTGGTTAAGCTGAATAACCCTATAGGAATCTTCCTTTTTAGGATCACCACCTACATACACCGATACGTAGGTTTGACCATCTTGCTCTACAAAAGGACGCATTCTACCAATGTCAAGCCTGCCTTCAGCAGCCAGCTTGCCAGCTATCTCACCCAACGCTCCATTTGCTGTAATCAAATCAACTTGTGCACTCATCTAATTTTTAGCCTCCTTCCACTTATACTATTCTTACAGCGACTCGCTCGCCACTATTTGCAGCAGTTAAAGCCTGACCGACTATAGCCAATGCATCTACTGCCACCGACCCACTTCCAGTTCCAGAAAATGTTGCATTAAGATTTGCAGATGTGTCCGCTGTACTTGCAGCATTACCAGTACCACTACCAGTATAGGTTCCACCACTTTCAGTTAACGTTAGGGACAAATCAGTAAGATCTAACTCAAGACTGGATATAGTTGCATCTGTTGCAGCAACGGTAGCGGTTACATTGACTGTGGCAGCAGTTCCTACTGGTTTTAATTTACCATTTCCAGCACTAACTAGGAAATCTCCAACATTTATAGTTACACCAGAATTTGCCAATGCATACACTATATCTCCACGACCAGCTATCCACACCTGTACTGGATCATCGGCAGCATATGCATCATCAATGGTTTTGCCCTGTAGTTCGTCCTCAAGTGCAAACATAGGAATGGCATTGCCACCATCTAAGTTATGAGGTATTACTTTACCATCTGCATTAAGGGTAACTAACATTCCAGGTTTAATCTCATCTGCTGCTACAAACTCTTCTATTACATCACTATACTTCTTTAGCTTAATCGTATTCTTTCCCATTCTTCAATTTCCCTCCTTTTTAGTCAAACTTAATTCCTGCGGGTGGTAATGGTTTTACTTTGTTCTTATTAGCTGCTACGTTGACCTGTTGTGCTCCCATAGCCGTATAGTCAACTTTAGGCGGAATGGCCTTTGCCAGTTTCTCAAGTTGGCAAAACTTCATAGCCTTAAGCTCATCATCAGTAAAGGCATCGGAAGCAGAGTTGGTCTTGATATAGTCTATATACTCCTGTTTCTTGTCATTTAGCAGTTTAATACCAAAGTTAATTTGCTCTTTGACTTCAGCAGGAGCCATATCAAGATATACATTCAAATCTTTAAATTGCTCTTTCAATTCATTTATCAAAACTTCCCTATTCACACCAACTTCTTCTTTAGGCTGAGTGGCTTTCTTGTTTAGCTCAATCAACTTGTCTAACTGTTCATCAGCTAATTCAGTCAGCCATTCTCTGTCAGCCTCTACAAAATTACCGCTTTGTACCAGTATTTCTACTTTATTAGGGCATCCCATTCTTTTACCTCCTTTTACATGTTCTTTTAGTGCACTCATTTCTGGGATCTCCAAATCTGCATCAAACTCATCTATAAGTAACCTATAAGCTTGTCGTCTTGCTCTTTTACGTTCCTCTGCACTCACCCCCTTTACCATAGCTCCCCTACCACTTATTACAGCCCTTAAGGCTCTTTCGTTCAGTTTGCCAGTCTTAGGATTGACTACTGGTAACTTCAAATCTTGAAAGGTAGGAGCATCGGCATCTCCTATTAGGAAATGAGAGGCTATCCTTGCTCTCTCTTCCCTTGGTAAATCTTCCCATCTACCATCTACACCAAAGTCCTGTAGCGTAACACCAGACCACTCGGTGCTTTCCGTTCCCTTATACGATAATCTGTAAGTTTCGATCACACCATTATCTCCCCCCTTCCTATTTATTCCCAGACCACAACCATCTTCAAGTGAACATGCTCCCTTTTCATTAGGTAGCAATGCTAAATGGTCTGGTCTGTGATTTTTGGCAATTCCTATATATTTCTCTCCATTCCATTCTCCAGGAGTAAGTTCATCTTCGGTAAATACACCAACGCTAACATTGATTGGCTTCCCTTCATGCAAATAGCCTAATATCTCTGGATGAACCTTAATGGCTTTATTTTCGTTAATCCATACCTCAGCTTTAAGTTTGCCATCTTCCATACGAGTGTTGTATACTCTACCGATTACTTGCTCATCTACTATATCTGGAGAGTTAGCTGATACATAAACTCCATTCTTCTGAGGATGGCTTACTATAACAGGTATGCCATTCCACACTTCTGGAAATTTACCAAGTTCAGTAGCTGGATGGAATAAGGGCCCATGACTTCCATTGTGCACTCCTTCAACCATCATAACTACAGGAACAACTAAATGTTTTTCACCTTCATGTTTCCTTACAGATATAGTGTAAGCAGAATTAGTATTGATGAGTGAATAACTGTTGTTACCTACTACACCATTGGCTTGTTTAATGGCTAACACTTCACATGTGTTTTGGTCTTTGCCTTCTTCCAGACAGCGTTCAAGTACCGAGTTAGCTACTTCCACCCATTGCCTTTTTTCCTTGTCAGTTAAGCCCTTATGAAATCTATCTACATCATCTACTGTCCAAGGCATTTTATTCACTCTCCTCTTCTGTTTCAACTGGTACTATCGTACATCTACAGTTAGGGTGGTATGGTATCATACCTTCTACTTCATCTAATTCAAATATCTTTCCTTGTAAAGGTGCACATTTATCACAAACATTGTATCCAGCAGTAATCCACTCAGCTTTTACCTTTACATCAATTGCTCCCCAGTTACGATATTCTTGCACTTTAGCTAAGTGATGTGCTCTTATAATTTCAGTTCGAGCTAACATCTCTGCTCGTCTCTTGGCTGGAATGAATCTGCCAAGTATGTCTGTCAATCCTAAATCTCCAATAGGGCCAGTTATTGTTTTAGTTAGCATTTTAGCTATTTCCCTTGGATTTCTGCCTTCTGCCATTCCTTGAGCTAATACTCTGCTTATTTGACTGGCCATAGTATCCGTAATTCCTTTTAAGTCAGTATAAGTTCTTGTATAAACTAATCCTACTCGCTCAAGATAAAATGGAGCATTGAATATCACATCTATGTCTGGTAAAAAGTCTGGTGTAGCATAACCAGCTTTCTTTAATTCCTGTCTTGCCATATAAATGCCTTTTTGAAAGGCACTCTGAATAAACTTATTCATCCACGCTTGTTCTATTGCTTGTCCAAGCTGTGCATAAGGCATAACTTCAAGAATATCATTATCTATTTGCTCTTGTAGCCATTCCAAGAATTCAGCTATTTTGTCCTGACTTCTTGGAAAATCGAATGCTCTTTTAGGTGGAATAGCTTGATATGTTGATAATAATCCAAAGCAATCTTGCTCAACTACAGCTTTGTTTATCTTCGCACACAACCTATCGAATCTACCACGCATATTTCTTGCAAACATATTTCGTAAAGTGGTAGTTCGTGTAGGATCATATTTAATTATCAAGGTTTGCTTTTCAGCTTCGCTCAGCGCTTGAAGGCTCATTTAATAAATACTCTTCCTCTTCGGTAGCACTTCCTCTAATGTCTTCGTCAATTCCTTTTAGCTGAATTTCTTTTATAAGGTCTATTTGATCTTTACCTAAGCCTAAAAATTTATCGTAGAATATGTCTGGAGGTATAACATCCATAGCTCCAGGAACCATGAGGTAGTCTTTAAGAGCAGAAGCTCTAATCTGTCCTATGTCAGCTAATTCCTTTTCACTAGCTGCCCACAGATCAGTCCATTGAACTGTATAATCAGTCTGTGGTTTAGCTAAAACACCAAATTCTATGCATTTATCTATAAAGGGCCTCAATATAACAGGCTCAGCATATTCTTCCCTACGTTCCTGTATCATAGAAAGCCAAGTATTTCTATCTTCGGTAGAGGCTAATTCTCCTCGTTCACTTCCTGTTAATATCCTTCGTGGAATTCCAGTTATAGCACTTATCATCTGTAACTGGACATCAACATGGTTTCTTGGATCGGATACCTGTTGGGCTAATGCATCAAGGCTTACTCCTCTGTTTATTAAGAATCTCCTTAAGCCATGTTCATATTCATCTAACTGCTTCTGTAATTCGTCTATATCCTCATCAGTCATGTTGTAGCCTTCGGATACAATACCTTGGAAACCAGGTCTGGCTCCACGCCAAAACATCTCAGCAGAACCGCCTACAATCTTTTCAAGGTCTAACAGTCGGTTAAACACAGCCTCAAGTCTAGGTAATCCATTTACTTCATCTTCTAGCAATTGTCCAGGTATATGGACAATTCTGCTATGATGAACATTTACAGTAATTGTGGAAGAATCTGATAATTCAAGTGTTAACTGATATATTTTAGGAAATCCGTATCTTTCGCTGTTTGGGTTGTTGTCCCATTCTTGAATGGCAGCACTTGCTTCGGATAATGGCTTAACATACTTCAACTGCCTTTTACCGCTTCTTACTGGATTGGCCATATCGGTAACAGCTTTGACATCGTCTAAGCCTAATAGCAAAACTCCATAGTGGCCCAAACCAGCTAACCTGTCCACACGAGCAAATTTAGCTCTTAAGTTCAGTTGAGAATCTAATTTATCCCAACCTTTCTCAAATTCCGTATATCTTTCCTCAGTCTCTATTACGCTAATTTTGCCTCTCCAT